ACAACCAGATCGTTGGAGCGCCTAACAACTTGTCCAGTGCCAACTCAAGCAGCACCGGAAGTTCTAAGAGCCGAAACTTCGGATTTGGATTGGGATAAGGAAAAGTAATGAAATTATTCAGTTACATAGCCGACAGCTTTACCAACCGTGGCGCGTTAGATCTTGTGTCCTCTAAAGACAAAGAGACCCTAGCTAACACAGCGTTCTTGAACGAGACCAAGCCCATAACGCAAGCGTTCACTCCGCAGGCGAACAACTTGGTAGCGCAGGATTTTGCACAGCAAACCATGACTGCTCTGCCTCGCCAAACGACAATGGTCGCGCCGGAAGGGGGTGTTGGCGAGCCAACGCAACAACTCGGCCCTCAAACATACAGTGATCCAGCGGCTGCAACCCGTCGATACTACGACAGGTTGGCTGACCAAGAGCGTGCTAGAGAGACAGCAAGAGCGCAGGAACAGTTAAGTGATCCTATGTTTCGCTTTAGAGACACCATGACCGATGTGGCGAGAAACACAATCGGTTTACCTTTCCACATACTGTCCGGCGGTGAGGCATTTAGCAACGACCCTAGCCGCGAAGCGCAGTCACGCCATGAAGCTCGTTTGGAAGAGCTTGATAAGCTCAACGGAAAAAATGCGGAGTTGTATGACGCAGCGAAGGATGGTCGTTTTGCCACCTTAGAAAACTTTAAGAACCAGCGCGAAGTTGCGGGCACTAATAGATTAAACGCATTAAACGCTACAAGGTTGAAAGCCTCTGGCACGCCTAGGCCCGATAGTGAAGGGTTCTTTATCCAAGCCTTTGATGATGGAACGTCTGTGCGTGTTACCGACACAGCAGGTAGCCCTGTTAGGGCTTTGGATTCTTCTAAGATTCACATGGTTGCAGGCGTGCCCCACCGATACGACCCTGCGACTCAACAGTTCACCCCAACTGTTGATGCCGATGAGGTTTACAAAATGAAGCTGGATGAAGCTGAAAGTGCATTTATGGGGCAAAAAAGAGCGGAGTATCTAACGCAAAGGCCGGTCTTACTTTCCGCAATCCAAAAAGACCAAGGTGATTTTGATGATTTGCAAGTGGCTATCAATGGCGCTAGACGAATTCTTACTAAGCACAGAGACCAGCTTGACGGCGCTACTGATCGAAACGGTTACGAAGGTCTCCTAAGAATGCTGCCGAACAGTGAAGCCAGAGAGCTTGAAGGTTACTTTGAAACAATAAGAAGCAATCAAGCGATATTTTCGTTGTCAGCCCTTAGAAACTCTAGCCCCACTGGCGCAGGTGTAGGCAACACGACGCAGATGGAAATACAAATGTTTATGGATAATAAAGGTAAGTTGAACAGCCTCACAACAGGAACACAAAACTTGGAGGCGCTAGACACTATTGAAAGAGCGGCTCTAAGGTCTTTGGCATCTGCTAGAGCAAGTCTTGAGTCAAGAGATATGACTTTTGAGTTGACGGAAAAAGAGCTTGGGTACACATCTGGACAAGAGAGATCCGTCATGTCTGCTGAAGAAGAAGCCGATCTTGATGCTAAGTTTGGCCTTACTCCAGCAAACCCAGGCCCATAGGAGAAGACATGGCTCAACAAATATCTAGGCAGGAATACCGCGATGCGTTTGTTAAATACCAGAACGCAGGAAAGCCGGACAAAGCTGCGGAAGTTATGCGGCAGTTTGAGGCGGCATATCCAACTGCTGGGCAACAGGCAAATACGGATCAACAGATTGCCGCTTCTAACGAAGGTGTGGACTTTGACTTAGGCACGATGGTTAGCAACATACCGTCAAGCCTTTACAACGTAGCGGCGGATACGGCGCAAGCTGTAATGAACCCTGTTGACACTGCTTACGCTATGGGTCAGTTAGCTAAGAGCGGCATTCACAACGCTGCCCAAGAGCTAAACGAGTTTGCAGGCCCAGAGGCTACGTTGGCGATGAACAGATTCGGAAACGCTATTGGTTTGGATCGCAGGCCAGAGACGTTGGAAGAATTGCAGGGTTATCAGATACCTGGGCAAGACGAAGGTGAAGCGTTTGCCGGTGCCCTTTATGACCGATATGGCACAGTAGACAACGCGAAAACTACGTTGATGGAAGACCCAGCAGGGGTTTTGTTAGATGTGGCTTCCAGAGGGGCTTTTGGCAAAAACGCAAAAGGTTACGGTGATGCGGCTGCATCTCTTTCTCCTGTCAGTGGAGCTATCCGAGCGCCGGTTGCGGCACTGGAAGGAAGAATGGATGACGGATCTATTTCTTCTGCTATGTACGGCAGCGCCATGAAGCCTTCTACGTCGCTTTCTCCTGCGGACAGAAGACAGCTATTGTCTGAAGGTCTTGAAATGTATGCGACCCCAGGAACACGGAGCCTCCGCAAACGCGAAGGGGATCTAGCTGATGTGGGTCAGCAAATTGGTCAAAGAGAGACTGCTTTGGCGCAAGGCGATGCCATGATAGACATACCGCGTTTGTTTGATGACATACCAGAATTGGAAAGCGAATATGGCGTTCTACGGTACAACCCCAAAGGTAACCTAGAAAAGATAGATATGGTCGTGCAACGAATGATGGACGGCATATTTAACGCTTACCCTGAAGCTAATCAACTTAGCGCAGCACAGTTCCAGAGGTTAAAGAAAGGCATCTACAAAGACCTCTACGATGATAAAGCCAAGGGTGTTAATCAAAAATTTGACACGGTGGAAGAGGTAACTCTGGAAGCTATCGGCAGAGCAGCTAGACGGCAACTCGAAGAGATAGATCCCGAACTTGCGAAACTAAACGAGCAGTACAGCAAAATAAAAAGAGTGCAGGAGAACATTCAGTTTCCTGCTGCTGCGCGAGTTGGGAACAGAGACATCATGGGTATTGGCCCAGGAATAAACAGCATGGGCGCTGAGGCAATTATGCCTGGGGCTGGCCCTATCGGCGCTGTGTTAGGAGCGTTTGATAAACCAGTTCTGAAAGCCAACGCCGCAGTAGGCGTCAACCGAACAGGCAAACTGCTCCGCAATCCAACGTATCAAAAGCTAGAGCTTGCAGCCGGTCAAGGTGGAAGGCTTGAAGAAGAAGCGTTGAGCCAGTTTGACAGGGATATGAACGCCATCTTTAGCGGCATGTTAGACACAAGGAAGGTCAGGTAATGGGATTATTAAGCAGTGTGATGGGCCGAGTGTCTGACGCCTTTGGGGGTTTAGGCGGTGGGCAGGCAGGTAGTACAGCAAACATGCTAAGTGACTTGGATAAAAAGTACGGCACTAGCGTGTTGGGTTTCATGAACAACCCCTCGACGGTTACGCCTACTGGCATGGTTGATAGCGCGACGATGCTGAAGCAAGTGAATCAAGCGGCTGGTGTGCAGGACTCATCCAACATGTTGTCCGGCGGTCTTCCTTCACTGGCTACACCTCAGTTGCCATCGTTGACAGATATAGACCCTCGAAAAGCAATGGACAAAGGCTCGTTAGAAGAGGAGCCGCAACCCGCCTATAGCGACATGGCAGCGGCCATGCTGGAAGACTATAAACGACTCAACCCGCCTGATGGTGCAGTCATGACTGATTTTGACAGAGACATGAACACGATCCGTAGCGGGATGCTCGACTCTAGGGTTGTTAGATAGGCACATGATCATTGAGTCCGTAGCAGCCGCATCGGCTGCACTGTCTACAATCAACTCGCTTATAAAGCAGGTTAACGAGACAGGCTCTGGTGTGCAGCAGGTCATGGGCATGATTAGCGATTTTGGGGAGGGTCTTAACCAGTTTGAGATTGACAGGAAAAACAGCACCTTCAAACCGCTTTCGCAGAACGACTTGCTGCAAATCCAGATGTTGCGGCGACAATATGAGCGGCACTGGCAGTCAGTCAATGATCTCCTATTGGTGGCAGATCCAGCCCTTCTTGATAGCTTCAAAAAAGCCAAGTTAGAGCAAGAAGAAGCAAGGCAAAGGCATGTCGCAATGCTGGCAAGAAAACGAAAAGAACGAGAGAAACTAACCCACCAGATATTAGCCGGTGGTGTCACCTTGATAATCGGTGGCGGCGTCTCCATTGGCCTGATCGTGCTAATAATTAAGGCATTCACTTAGGGAGAGACCATGCCAACACCGCGCAAAGGAAAAGCGAAAGTCAAAGTGACAGCTTCTGGAAAGAAGGTGTCATACGGTCAAGCCGGTAAGGCTAAAGGGGGCGGCTCCAGAGTAAAGCCTGGGACTAGCAAGGGCGACTCTTATTGCTCCCGCAGCCTTGGAATCAAGAAGCGTTTGCCAAAGAAAAAAGCAAACGATCCGAACACACCTAACAACCTGTCACGCAAACGCTGGAAGTGCTCTGGCGCAAAATCACGGAGAAAGTAATGCCTGCAAAGCGAAAGGGACTTTATGCTAACATCGCTGCCAAGAAGAAAAGGATAGCCGCCGGATCTAAAGAAAAGATGCGGAAAAAAGGCAGTAAAGGAGCGCCTTCAGATTCTGACTTCAAGGCCGCTGCTAAGACGGCAAAGAAGAAAAAATCAAAAAAATGAACCAAAAACGAACCAATCGGCTCTAAGTCATTGATTTGTAAGACCTATCATTTTATCCATCATCCCCCGTAATACTTAATAGTTGTTAATAATCAATAACTTAAGCTAACGTATGCACTGTACCAATGGGTCAATTTTCCTTGTCAATTAACGATTGACCCTATAGAGTAATACTCATCATGTACCAAAAGGTGTACCAATATGGGTAGCATTACGAAGCACGGAAAGGGCTATAGGGTTCTTATCCGCAAGGCTGGAATAGATACAATTTCTGAAAGCGGGTTTGCCACAAAGTCTGAGGCTGATGTGAGAATGAAAGAGATTGAAACCAAGTTGAGCAAAGGCACTTGGTTCGAGGACACGTCAAACCTTGGCGTGCTGATAACCAACTACTTAGAAGATTACGGCCCATTTCGCAGAGACAAGGTTGGGCACCTCAAAGGTGTAAAGGCCGAACTGGGCAACTTCAACCTAAACGAGCTAACTTCTCCGGTCATAATCAAGTTTGCGCGAAAGCGTGGCGAGAAGGTTCACCCCAGCACCGTGCAAAAAGACATGCTGTATCTCGGCAGTGTTTTGAAAGCAGCGGAAGCAGCCTACGATTGCACACCTAAACTGGACGAGTTTAGAAAGGCTTCGCACTTTCTTAGATCAATGCGGATCGTGTCAGAGTCTGATGAGCGAGAAGTCAGAGTGACCGACGCAGAGATTGACCGCGTCATTGACAGCGCCAGCACTAAGATGCCATTTAGAGATATTGTTAAGTTTGCGGTTCTGTCAGCCATGCGCCGAGGCGAGATACTTGAGATGACTTGGGACGAGCTAGGCGAAGATGGTAGGACGATAGGTTTGTGGCGGAAATGCCCAAGAAAAGGAAAGAGGTATGTGCGCGTACCTCTGCAAGAGGAAGCAGCTAAGATCGTCCAAAGGCAAGATAGAACCAGTGCCAGGATATTTCCATACAGGGATGAGACTCTCAGCAACCGATGGAGGGATGCTGCCAAGAAAGCCGGTCTACAAGTTCGCTTTCACGATTTGCGCCATGAAGGCATCAGTCGTTTGTTCGAGCTTGGCTATGACATCATGCGCGTGCAGCTTTTCTCTGGTCATAGAGATCTAAACATGCTGAAAAGATATACGCACCTTAACGCTGACAAAGTGGTAGCGGCTATGGATGCTGAGTCGAACAGTGCTCTAGCAGTCTAGCTAAGTACCATTGCGCCTTCTCAAGATCCTGCACCGTTTGGCCCTTGTGCCTAAAGCGGTGCATGTACTTTTTGACATTGCCTTCAAGGTAGAAAGAATACCCCTCACCCAAGTTGTCCTTTAAGTAGTCGATACATTCGATCTCCCCGTGGTTGTAGTGGGGGGGTCGATTGACCATGTCTTGTTTTGCGTTTTCCCATTCAGTCATAGAGTCCGCCATAGATAACTCGGTTAAATGTTGTTCAAACAACATTATGTTGTAATGTTTTCAAGACCTTCAAGCCGACGCGCCTTAAAAAAAGCCTCAACAACTACTTTGTCAGCGACTCGCTGTTTCCCTAGCCGGTAGGTAGGTACAGGGAAGTCAGCGCGTGAGATTGAATTCATCAACGCGCCTTTGCTGATGCCGAACAGATCAGCTAGTTCGACGGATGTAAGGTATGGTTTATCCATTATCACTCCAAATAAAACGGTATTTTGGTGTCGCCAACAAGATACTTTCTTTTCGACGGGCTAGTTATCTCTAACACAGACATGTTTCCTTTCTTTTTGGACTGCGACTCCCACGTTTCAGAGTCAACAATAAGAAAGTCGAACGACAGGCTGCTGGTTTTTGTCTTTACTGCAACGACAGAATCACTCGAAGAAAGACTGCTAGACGGAAAACGAACTAACATGCTCTCTTCGACGGACTCAGTGGCGCGCACCGTGTATTGGTTTTGCGATCCTCCGTGGATAGAAACGATATCTACATCACTGTCGCGCTGTTCAAACGCTGCACTGTGGCCTTGCTCTATTAGAAACGCCATGAAGGCATAGACGGCTGCGTCCTGCCGTTGCGCGGCCACTTTTTTAACTTCTATTTCACCGTGCTCTGTGCCCATCATCAGCCACAGGTAGTCCACACCGAGTAACTTTGCTAACTTTTTAGCAGTAGGGGGTTTTGGCTTGCTCTCTCCGTAAAACCATTTTCTAACCGCTTCTTGGCTAACCCCAACATTCTGCGCTAAGAAAGTTTGTTGGCCTCTGTTGAACGGTGGGATGTCTGGATTGTCTAAACACGCTTTTGCAAATCTATCTTTGAACTCTTTCAAAACACTTCCCTTTTCGTAACTTTCGTTAACATTTAGTAGTGCTACACCGTATCATAGTTATTATATGATCTGTCAACTGTTTGTTGTCGATTCCTGAATGCGTTGACAACCGTAAACAAAACGTTTTGATCTGTTTCTTTGTTTTCTAAGACGTTCTTAACTGTCCAATCTGCGCCCGTGTTCGCCAGCAAATGTATGACGCGAACCGGCTTCTTTTGACCTTGCCGATGGAGGCGCGCATTAAACTGCTGGTAGAGTTCTAGCGACCACGAAAGACCGAACCAGACGATGAGCGACCCCCCGTGTTGTAAGTTGAGGCCGTGCCCCGCACTCGCAGGGTGCGCAAGCATCAACGGAACGTCCCCTTGGCTCCATTTATCAATTAACTGCGTGTCCTTCCCTAACACCTTTGCGCCTTTAATAGCTTTGCAGATCCTCTCAGCGTCGGATTTGAAGTTGTAAGCAACAAGCACAGGCTCGTTTGACGCTTCAACAATTTCTTTAAGCGCCTCTATCTTTGCGTCGTGCAAGACAGAGTACCCGTCCTCTGTGTAGATGGAGCCGGATGAAACCTGTAGCAGCTTGTTTATTTTGACCGCAGCGTTTGCTGCCAAGACTTCGCCATCATCAATCTCTATCAAAAAGTCTTTTTCCATCTGGTCATAGGCTTTCTTTGCTTTGGGCGGCAACTGCACCACTACGTTGCTATCTATGCGATCCGGTAGTTCTAAGTAGTCTTTTGCGGCCATGCGCAAAACCAAATCAGCAACTCGTCGTTGCAGAACCTCTTTCATATCCGCGCGCACTTCGTACTGGCTCCACTGCGGGTTGCCAACCTGTTTGCAAAAAGCATCTACAAAACGCCCTCTGGTGTCACCTAGCCTCTTACCTTGATCTAGAAGGTAAATTTGGGGCCACAGATCCATCAAGCTGTTGGGTGACGGTGTTCCGGTTAGCTGCACTAACCGTTTGATCTTTCCCGTCTTCACCACTTGTCGCAGTGCTTTCCAACGCTGACTGCTGTGACTTTTGAAGCTGCTGCTCTCGTCTATGACTACGGCGTCGTAATGCCACCCGCGCTGCAAAGCGTTTACCAACCATTGCACGTTCTCCCTGTTAATGATGTGAATCTGAGCGGAGGAGTGCATTGCCTCCTCGCGTTGCTTGGCGCTGAGTCCTGCTAATACTGAAAACCGTAACGCTTTGAGGTGCGACCAGTTATTAATCTCTTGAGGCCATGTGTGTTGCGCAACGCGAAGCGGTGCAATAACTAGAACTTTCTTGATTTTTCTTGATACAAGAAGATCGACGAAAGCGGTCAACGTGCTGATAGTCTTGCCCAAACCCATATCGACCCACAGGGCGCACATAGGATTGTCTTTGATAAATTGTGCTGCTCGCAGTTGGTACTGATGCAGATTGCTGTGATCTAAAATAGTAATTTCCCCTGAGCTACGTTATCCACGACGTAAACATGGAAACCATGTTCTTTAAGTCTCTTGTGGATGGAGTGCTGATAAGCGGTGGGCTTCCTGCCTGGAGCCTTAAATTCGATCATCAAACACTCTCCGTCACGGAAATAAATCATGTCCGGCACGCCGCGCTGAGACGGAGATGTCCATTTGAAGGTCAGCCAACCTTGCGCTCTGGCATATTGGTTGACGGTCTGTTCGATGCGAGACTCTCTCACTTCCTGTATCTCTCCGATTCATAACCTTCAACGTCAACGGGAAGACCCTTGGCCCATGAAGGTAGTTCGCACATTAAAGTGTTGAATTCGTCTAGCGATCCGAATCCTTTCGGAACGTCTGCGACAATCTCGTCATGCACTGTCAGCACAACGGGGTAGCCAGCGTTCTCTATGTTCAGCACTGACTGAGCTAACAAGTCTCTGGCAACAGCCTGTGTAATAGACTGCACAAGCGAACCGCCGTAGCTATCTATCTCGCCCCAGCGGTGGGTGTGATTGTTAACGCCTTCATAAACCAGCTTCTGGCCGTATGCGCTGTCCGCCAATGAGGCTCTGGGGAATGAAAGTATTCGCTTCGATGGCAGTTTGAATAGAAGGTCGCCTTTAACAAACTTGAACGATCCACAGCGGGTATCTTGCTCAGTGCCATAACGCACCGCGTTCATCGCTGCGCGTTCAACTTCGTTCCACAGCTTCACTATCGGCTTGTTAGCTGCACGCCAATCGTCTCTGATTTTGATGGCGGTAGGCTCATCGACATCGGTGCCGTAGTTCTGTGCCATTTTTTGGAAGGCGCGAACTCCACCCTGGTAGGAAAGTGCCAAGCTGGCGACCTTGCCGCGAAACCGTTGGTCTTTGTCCACGTCGCTGTACGCAATTCCGTACATCTCTGACGCTGTGACCTTGTACAGATCAAGGCCGTCACGAAACGACTGCAATACTGTGTCGTGACCGGCCAACCACGCAATCACACGCGCTTCGATGGCGCTGTAGTCGCTGACGATTAGCCTGTTACCTTCGCTGGCAATAAGCATTCCCCGCAAACAACTGGACAGTGCCTCCATCGGTTCGCATGGAAACAGTGAAGGGTCTCTGTGTTTGAAAAGATCAATAACCGCATCAACGTCATCGACTGTTGGGCGCGGTAAGTTCTGCGGCTGGAAGTGTCGGCCTGTCCATCTGCCCGTGGCAGCGCCGTGGTAGATCATGCTGCCATGCGCCCGTCCATCTCGGCCAAGGCAGGACAGCATAGCCTGGTACTTCTTCGTGCTGCTGCGTGACAACGCCTGTCTGATTTGCAGGAACCGCTCGACCTTCGGGGGGCAAGCACCTTCTAGCGCACAAACGACAGCAGCTTTGTCGTAGCTGTCCATCGACACACCTTGGCGATTGATCCAATCCAGAGCCTTGGCGCGGCTGCTGGTTGATGACATCTCGCCATTGGTTAGCTCAAACACTTCGGCGTTTAGCTTTTTCTCTACGTCCGCGATGATCGCCAACGCATGTTCAATGTTCTCTTTGTCTAAGCGCACACCTCGCCAGTTAATCCGCTGGTCGAGTTCCCATATTTGGCGCTCCGTCCCTCGCAGATCTCGCAGGCGTTTTCGTATCTCGCTTTCTGCAACCACGTCCTGCTCACAGTAGTCGTACAGTTCTTGAAGCAGTTCAGGATCTCTATTTCGCACGCTTGGCCCTTACTTTTTGTGGCTTGCACAGCCGCTGAATCAGCAGCTTGCCGCGTTTGTCTTTCGCTTGATCACCCTCCAGACCTAAGAACGTGCCGCAGTTGCCCAGCGCACGGGGGTAAGCCTGCACGGAGCTAAGGGCTGCGGTGTCGTTCCACTGCTCATACGGAATGACGGGCCACTTCAAAACTAAATTCCAAACGCACATCTCGAAAAAGCTGTTCCACGCCCAGATTTGAGCGCCTTTCTCTATGTAGCCAAAAAGCTCTACGGGTGGAGGGTCACCCCAAAGCCAAAGCTCTGGGGGTTCCTCGTTTACCTGCCACGCCAAGCAGATCACCTCAGTAGACGGGTGGTCGGCATATGCGTATGCGCCAGCGGAGCGAATGTCGCACTCGCTGTAAGTCTCAAAGTCGATTGAGATGATCACTCGAAAAACGAGTCCTCTGCTTCGGCAACAACGTCGGCAGCAGTTTCGTCTTCGATATCGTCAAGCAGATCAACAGCGTTACCGCCCCCGCCACCAAACCGCTCACCGTCTTTAACGAACTGGATCAAATCGAGGTTCGCGTTAACACGCTTTCCGTACTGGTTGTCCTGCACCCACAATCCGATAACCGCGTTGACGTAGCATCCGGAGTACGGCTTGTTGTCTAACTCAACCAATTCGCTTTTGTCGCGGTCAACAATTTGCGGTTTTCTGACTGTGCTTGCGCTTACAAACATCTGGCCCTCATACCCTTCATATGATTTTTCTTCGCCGTCGCCCAAACACCTCTTGATACCCTTGGGCGGTTTGCCATTGAAAAAATCCATCGCCATCTCTGACATTTTCTTTTCTAGGGCTTTGATCTGATCCCCCTGCGTGTCTTTATCCAACAAAAAGTTGCACGAGTATTTCAGCGGAGAACCTGGGTTAAACGCTTTTGGTTGCCAAATATCAGCAAATGACAAACGCACGTTTTTCAAGACAATTGTCTTATCCATACCTATTTACCTATTTAATCCAATTTATCTAGCAAGTCCGCCGCTTTACTGATCGCCTGCCTCTTATCTGATTCGGGCACCAGTGTCGGCTTACCTGCCGGTTTGACGATGAGCGCATTCACGTCATCGCATTTCGTTCCCAGCATTCCTATTGCTTGGGTTGGCGAAATTGGTTTGGCCGAATACACCGGCTCATTCGTTAATCGCTGCATCACTCGGATCGCTTCTTGATCGTCTGACCAGCGCCTGTTAGTTCTGGACTCAACTAGCTTGTAGCCGTCTATTTCTTGACCGTCTTGAGCCATTTCAGATGCGTGTGCCGCAATTTTGTCGCACCAAGATTTGATGAGGCCAAGCTCCGGCAGCAGCTTTGCTATCTGCTCAACCGTCAGTTTCTCTGGCTCTGGTGGTGTGATTGGTTCATCTATCGCGGCTTGCAGCAGTTTCATGTTGTGGTCTGCTAACGCAGCGCACGTTGGCGCGGCTTTGCAGTAGCGGCATTGGCTTTCGCCAGCGTTGAACTTGGGGTCATCGCCTAACGCCTCTTCAGCGGCAGGGACTAACACTTCCTGCCCCCACTTCAAGAGTTCTTTGTGCCGCATCGTGTGCGTGTCGATTGAACCCAGCCGTGGCTGCACGATTGTCATGTGGACGGTGTCGATTTGAGAGTCGAAGCCAAAGTCGTTGAAAACGCCTAATGCGTAACATTTCAACTGGTCGCAATCTGCTTTTACCGGCACACGTCCAAACTTGAGATCGCACACCCAAGCTTCGCCAGCCTTTATGGCGATATAGTCCGCCGTGCCCCAGCCGTCTTGCACCCAAAGGCTGTAATCGACTTTACGTTCAACGAGCGTAAATCCTTGTGGAAGGCTTCGACAGTGGTCGGTGTACACCTTAACCAGATTTGCCATCTCTTGGCCGACGCGAAACCCATTAAACTCGTTGCCAATGAACTCGTGAGGCTCTAAGCCGGTTCGCAGGCACCGCTCTGCGAGTTCGTGTGCGGCGGTGCCTTCTTCTGCTGCTTGACCTGAACTGTCAGGCATCCCACGGCTGGCCTGCACACTCGCAGGACATGCGATCCAACGGTGAGCAGAGCTTGCGCTAAGTTCAGCGTGAGCCGGTTCATCCAAATCTAAATCGTATTGCTGCACTGCGCCCCCAAATAAACAACAAGATGTTGAAATAATGATTAGAGGTTGCAAAGCGTATTTGCCGTCGTTTATCTTGTCAACACGAAATCGCAACTAAAAGGAGATTTTGCGAAATGCGTTATCAAAGTGATCCAGATCGAAGAAAAGCTGTCGAGCAACTTGACCTTGCCTGCCACCTTCTGGCTAACGATTCCTTCAACAGACTCGCTGGAAGACTTGATGTCACCAAGCAAGCGATAAGCAAATGGCGGACGAGCGGGGCTGTTCCTGCCTCTAGGGCTTGCCAGATTGAGTTGCTGACGAACGGCGAAGTTAAGTGGCAGTCGCTATGTCCTGATTTAGTAAAAACCACTGAAAACCTGACGCAAGAATGGCAGAAGGGGTGAGCATGAGCAGCTTATATAAAGGCTTGTCGGTGGTTTCCACTGTGTGCGAGGCATTCTTCTTGCTCATCTCGTCTTTGAGTGAGATGGCTGCGGATTCTTGCCGAGACTTCGCGGAGTTCTGCGACGAAAAATCTAACAACGTGAACAGATAATCTCAGGGGGAGTTATGTTGGAAGAAGTAGGCGCACGGTTAATTGACCGTGGGTATCAAATCATCCCCATAAAACGGGGCAAGAAATACCCGTGCATTGACGAATGGCAAAAAGCACAGGCTACGCATGACGATTTAAAACGGTGGACTGCCGAATGGCCGGACAGCGGTGTCGGTGTGCTATGCAAAAACACTATCGCCGTTGACGTAGACTGCCGGAACACAAGCATGGTCAAGAAGCTGGCTGCGTGGCTCGAAACGAATGTCGGCATAGCCGCAGCGCGGATCGGTAACCAACCCAAGATGCTGTTCGCGTATCGTGGAAACCCGCGCAAGAAGATTAAGTCGGCTGAGTTTGAGTGCCAAGAAGGCAACAAGCACGCAGTCGAGGTGCTCGGTGACGGCCAGCAGTTTGTGGCTTTCGGCATCCATCCTGACACGCAGAAACCATACCGTTGGCTGAAGTCATATGCCTCGCTAGACAGTGTCAATCACGATGAACTTCCAGAACTGACGGAAGACATGGCGCGCAGGTTTATCGCGTTCTTTGAGCGCAAAGCCAATGAGGCTGGTTGGCAGGAAAGCCGTAAAGGCTCCGACAGTAGTGCCAGTGAGTACGACGAACTGTTGGCACTGCGCCCCAAGTTCGAGGCTGACATGGACGATGTGCGAACCATGCTGGCCTCAGTCGATCCAGACACAGAGCATGACCAGTGGTTCCGAGTCGGCATGGCGCTGCACCACCACTTTGACGGTGAAGATGAAGGTCTACAGCTTTGGTCGGAGTGGTCTGCGGACGGTGAGAAGTTCAAAGAGGGCGAGTGCGAAAAGCGTTGGGACAGTTTCGACAGCAAAGGCAAAGTGCCGGTTACCTTGGCATATGTAGCTTCGCTCGCCAAGAAAGAAGAAGCCGAAGAAGATATGCGGGAAAAGGTTGATGGGGTTTTACCCCATATGCTGGAGAACTGGTCGCTGGTTCTGGTCGAAGGCCACGCACGGGTGGTGCGAGATGACATTTTCCAAGACCGCACAGTCCTGTACGGCTTAGAGGACGTAAGAAAAGAGTTTCAAAATCAACGAGTTATGAGCTATGAGGGCAAAACGCCACGGTTAGTGAACTTGGTTGATATGTGGCTCGAACACGAAGACCGCAAGACTTACCCCGCCGGTCTGGCGTTCAGCCCTGACGGTGAATCCATTAACCAGTATAACCTGTGGCGCGGCTGGTCAGTCGAGCCTGTTCAGGGAAACGTACAGCCGTGGATCGACTTCATAACGGACGTAATCGCGGACGGCAACGTCGCAAACGCGAACTGGATCATCGCGTGGGCCGCGCAAATGGTTCAGCAGCCGCAGGTAAAAATCGGTATCGGCCTGGTGCTTAGAGGTTTGAAGGGCACAGGCAAGACGAAGTTTGCCGAACTGCTGGGTTGGCTCGTCAAAAGCCACTTCACCAGTGCGAGCAAGGCAGAGCACATCACCGGCAACTTCAACAAGCACCTTCAAGAGACCTTATTGCTCTGCGGCGAAGAGGCTTATTGGGCCGGTGCCAAGGCAGCAGAATCGGCACTGAAAGACCTACTCACCGCCAGCCAGATTTTCGTAGAGAAGAAAGGCGTGGACGGCTACATGGCACCAAACTACACGCGGATTGTGTTTACCAGTAACGATGACTTCGTTGTGCCAGCTACGCTGGATGAGCGGCGGTTCGCCGTGTTCGACATAAGCGCCAAGCGCAAGGAAGACAGCAAGTATTTCGAGGCGCTCGACTCTTGGTTCCATAACGGTGGTGGCTCTGCGCTTCTTTACTACCTCAAGCACTTCGACCTATCGTCAGTTAACGTCCGCAAGGCACCGCAGACGGCTGCGCTTGACGAACAGAAGCTAGAGAACCTGAGCGGTGTTGATGCGTTTTTGTTAGCCAGTTTGCAGAACGCAGAATTCAGAGAACATAAGATAGCCGGCGAGTCGCTTCAGTTTGGTGAGGAGGTCAGCAAGACACAGTTGTACGCCATCTACACTTCGAGCGTGAAGGGCCGGTACGAGGCCATAACCCGCGAGAACAGTTTCTGGAAGGCGCTACGCAAGACCGGCATCTACAGCGAAGAGGTTCACAAGCGTGCGGGTGGTGCGCGGTTTAGGGCGGTGAGGTTAGAGACTTTGCAGCAAGCGCGGCAGAGCTTTGAGGAGTATCTCGGCATAAGCGTTGAGTGGACTCAAGATGATAGACTCGACCCGTTAGACCCAAGCAACTGGGGCGACGATTCAGTGCCGTTTTAGTATAATAGAGCAATGAAATCAAAAACTTGCGTTGTCTGTGGGGAGGACAAGCAAAACAGTCTGTTCTATAAACGGCCAGATGGTTCCATTGAAAACACCTGTCGGAAATGCCGCACTAAAGCCGAATTTCGTACCCAACACAACAGCCCCAGGGACTACCTTCGCAACACAATCGCAAAAGCGAAGTATGGAGCAAAGAAGCGCGGTCTGGAGTGGGACATCGACATAGACCGCGTTATGCAGATCTGGGCAGAGCAGGACGGGCGCTGTGCCTTGTCAGGTGTGAGGATGCAAGCTGCTAAAGACGGTAAGGGTCGAAAGGGAAAAGACATGAACGTGTCGTTAGACCGTATCGACCAAGACAAAGGCTATGTTTTCAGCCCCCGAAACGTGCAGCTTGTCTGCCTGCGCGTCAATCTGATAAAACATGACATGGACGAACACGATCTGTTTTGGTGGTGTCATAACATCGTGGACAAAAATGTTAGTTCGTAACAAATTGAAATAAAAAACTGTTGTTACAAGGTTGATAAGTTAACTTCCTGTTGTTAGATTTCCGTGCAAGCTATAACGCTTTTATGGTTTTCCGAGGGAGGATGATGTGCCATATGTTACTAAGAACGCGCAGATTGAGAACTTGACTACGATTGCGCAAGAAAGGCTTGAAGAAATCGACAAACTGCAAAAGGAGAATAAGAAACTTAAAAAAGATAGAGACGAGCGGCAAGAAATAACTGCCGCAGCGTTTGACCAAGAGAACACATACCGCTGGCAGCGTGAAGCACTGGAGAGCTACCGCAAGCTACCCTTCAAAGCAGCCGATGTTTGGGAGTTGTCTTCGCAGCTAACCCTTCACGACATTGATACCCTGCTCACCATTTTCCGTGATCGAATCACCGTAGAAGATGTTGAATCACCGTTTACTCATGAGACAGATGAGTGTGAGGCGTTTTCGTGCGTAGATCGGGCCTTGCTGGTCATCTGCCAAACGATACAGCCAGCCCACTGGACGAATAACCTCTATTCTGAAAGCTCATTTGCCGAGTGGTTAAAATACGCTCCACGCAACGTCAAGAGCGACTACGACGAGTCTAACGCCGATGAACTCGGCACCCGCGTGAAAATCAACTTTTGGATGGAAGACCCAGACTAGGGGGCGACCTCCTCAACAGGCGAGTAGCAGCGTCAGTTTGAGCGCAAAGAAGGGTGGTCATCCCCTGCTTCCAGCGCCGAGAAACAGAGCAGATGAAGTGTGGTGGCCCCCGTGAGAAATCATACATGCCACCAATCTGCTCGACTGCTACAACTTATCTCAACCAAAAGTGGTATAAACAACAATGAGTGACATTTTCTACCAAGCGACGAGGGTGGTCATTGATGGCCGACTCTCGCGCATTTTTACCGGCCCAAGGGCAAAGGGCGCTTCCACAAGATTACGGCTCGATCAAGACGAAGAGGTCGTTGACACCATCGTGATTGATAGCCGTAAAGGGCACAGCCCACAACAGATCGCAAGCAAGCTAGGTATCTCACCTAGCAGCGTAACCAAAGTAAAAAACATCTTCCGTGAACGCTGGGAAGGCTTTGAGGAGTGACTTATGAACACAGCAACAAGTGTCGCCCTAGCGGCTCTGATTTTTGTTCTGCTGGGCTTTGCCGGCGAGCAGGACTACCTCGACGCAAAAGCGTCAGAAGCTGCTTACTGCGCCCGTGTGGCTGACAAAGCTCACACCGATTACCTAGAGCTTGGGGAGGTCTGCGATGACTGATTATAAATGTAACAAGTGCCATCATCTTTGTGACGTTATCGAAGAAATCTGTGTTGACCTAGAACCCTATGGCGACCAAATGGTAGAGCGCGTGACCTACGAATACTGGTCAATGTGCTGCCGCGCCGACGTTGATTTCCTCGAAGCCGAGGAGACAATTCATTGAGACCATCAACCGACCCGAAGAAAGAAGCCGAGCGTCAGAAGACCGCAGCAGCGATCCAGAAGTACCTCAACGAAGGCGGAACCATCAAGGTTGCCGACTCGACACATTACAAGCGTGAAGGCGGGACTCTATCCAAAGAGCAAGTGATTAAGACGTTTGCGTATCAGAGCCAAATTGGCAAAATAAAGAAAGAGCACCAAGGCTCGTAAGGAGGTGATCTTTCTCTCTTTCGACCCCCCAGGCCCCTCTCATCAGAGGGGCTTTTTTTGTCCGGCTGAAATGGATTGTAAAAAAAGTTCAATTTAAGGGTAGACCCTGGCGCAAACCCTAGAAAAAACGCCCAGAATCGCCTCTAGAGCAGATTTGCCAGAAAAAACAGGCTAGACGGCGATTTGTGCGGCGATCAGCGCAACAATGACCCAAGGCACAGGCTAGGCCAAAAGGCACGGGTAGGGCACGGGTTGGTTTTTGGCACCCTGTGCCTAAAAATCCCTTATGGGTTGCGGCTTTGCGGGGGGTGGCACGGGTGGCACAGGTTATTACTCTTTTTTTTAAGGGGAAGAGATAAAAGAATAGGGTTTAGCCGTTCCACCGTGCCCGCTGGCCACACGCGCAGGGGGCGCACGCGGCCCCCCAGCAAACCGGAAAACAACCCGTGCCACCCGTGCCCCTGTGCCTTTTGCTCTAAGTGCTTGATTCATAAGCAAAAAAAAGGCACAGGTTAGGAAAAACTAGCCTGTGCCTAGACTGCTCTAGCCTGTGCCTACCCTAAACGGCTTTATTCTTCGACCTTCTGCCACGCCGATATGGCGTTAAGGGCTTTTGCCGCGTTCTCAGCTTGCAGGATCAAGCCGCGGATCATGTCCCAGTTGGTGTGGGTTGGATTGACGAAGAATAGGTGTTGGCCTTCGAGGTCATCAGGATAGACGCCCACAACAAGGCCAAGGTCAGACATGTATTCGGGGATGATTTCGTGGCTTGCGTCCTGAGTGATCATCACTTCACACGAACCAAACCGCTTGGCAAAGGCCGTGCAACCTCCACCAGTGTGGATGATCTCATAGCCGCTATCGGTGAGGTGCGCCATAAATGACTGTGCGCCTTCTAGGTCGCGCTCGTCTTGGCACGAGAAGCAAAGCGCTTGGTTTTCCTCGAACGCCATGCTTCGCTCGTGGTGATACTCACCGCAAGAATTACACTGCTCTTTATTGTCAAAACTAGGCATTGGCGCTCTCCATTGCAGACTCCACCAACCGCAGCGATTCGACCTGCGCCGCTTTGACCCTCTCCACCGACATATGCGCGGCGAATGTATCGGCCAACTCAATGGCGGCTATGCTCTTTTTCTCTGTCGGCGCTGTTATGGCTAATGCCAAGGCGTGCGCTAATGCTTCATCTATAGATGTCGGTTCTTTGATCATTTTCGTTCTCTTTTGTTTCGTGGTGGTCTGCCATCGTCAGGCACTGGGCGACCAAACCCAGCACGACGCGCCGCAGCGCGTTTCGGCTACTTGCTCAACTCCAAGATAAAAACGAAAACAAGGCCCAGATAAAGGGCCATGGTTGGAACGATCAGAAGGGAATCATTTAAGAAGCGGCGCAGGGCGCGCCGCCGTCGTTCTTGTGCGCGGCGTTGCAGCCGCCTTTGGGTGCTATTCATCATTCGACACCACCCGCACCAAGTAATGTTGATCTAGTGAACCTAGCCGAATTTGCGAAACGCAATAGTCGTGCGTGCCTTCTATATCGGAAGGAAACCACGCTGCGCCCTGCCACTCTGGGTAATCTTCGCGAAGCCAAACAGTGTAATAGTCCATTTTTAACCCCTTGCAATAATGTCCGCGCTTTTTGCGCGCGTACC